CCGTGCAGTTCTCCGCCCAATGGCCACCACGGTCTTGGCGAAGGACGGCGACAGCGAGAAGCGCATGATGCTGACCGAACTGACGCTCGTTTGCGAAAACGACGAAGCTTCGGGCTTGGCGAGCGCGCTGACCGCGTAAGCAATAGGGGGAGAGCGGCAGTTGGGTGTCGCTCTCCTCTTTACTCTTGAATGAAAGACCCCCGATGTCCGACGAACTTAAAACTACCCTTGAGTTTGACCGCAACACGGGGCTTCACACACTGCGTCACACGCAGGATGTGACCTCAATTATCGACGCGAACAAACGCGCACAGGTCGACAGCATCGGCCAGAAATTCGGCGACTTTGCAAAGGTCGCGAGCATCCCTTACTCCGTAGTGCTTGAGTGGAAGCAGAAGTACGGCATCAACGCGATGGCCCCTTCCCCCGAAGATAAAATTCGCATGGTTGCTTTATTGAACGATCCAGACTATGCGTTTCTTCGGACACGCGGAGGTAAGTTGTGAGCATAACCACCTACACCGAACTGAAAGCCGCTATCGCCGACTGGCTGAATCGCGACGACTTGTCTGATGCTCGGTTAGGTGACTTTGTGTCCTTCGCCGAGAACCGCATCTACCACAAGCTGCGTATCCCGACGATGGAGCGTGTCGTTTTGCTCGACACCGATGGCGACGGCATGGCGTACATCCCAGCCGACTTTCTTGAAGCAAAGGACGTCTTTTTCAACGACGTGCCTCTCGACCGCATCTCGCTCACCGACTTGATGTCACGCGGCAGTGCCAGCGGCAAGCCCCAAGCGTTTGCGCGCGAAGGCGGAATGCTGCGTTTCTGGCCTAACCCTGGCGACACAACGGATACAGACGACGAACTGCGGATGATTTATTTCGCGGAGCCTGAAAGGCTCACCGCCACCAACGCCGACAACAGCGTGTTCCTACTGGCGCCTGATCTATACCTCTACGGCTCACTGGTTGCCGCTGGCGTATACATGACAGTGCCGCCGGAGAAGATCGGGCTGTGGAGCCAAGCGTTCGAAGACATCGCGGATCGCCTGATGGGCCACGCGCGTCAAGCTGAAGTATCGGGTTCCACCATGTCAATCCAAAGCGGTTACTGATGGGCAGCGGATTCTTCTCACAGGACAACCCGCCACCTCTTGAGCAGGGTGAAGCAGGCACAGGCCCAGGTAACGTCGTCGTACAAGAGCCGACCGGCGTAGACGGCGCGACGTCGTCGTTCTTTGGCCGTGGCGCGTCTCCGACGCTCCAAGCGTTTGAAGAAGACGCAAAGCAAGCCGCTGAAGCGGCTGCGGCGAGCGCAGAAGAAGCTGACGGCAGTGCCACAGCAGCGGCGGGCAGCGCGACAGCAGCGGCGGGCAGCGCGAGTGCTGCCGACACCAGCGCAGATCAAGCATTAGCATCCGCGAACGCGGCAGCAGGCAGCGCGACCAGCGCAGCGGCGAGTGCGTCGAGCGCCACTGGCAGCGCGACCAGCGCAGCAGGCAGCGCCACCACAGCAACGACAAAAGCGGCAGAAGCGGTTGTCTCGGCCAACGCGGCCAACACCAGCGCGGGCAACGCTGCGGCCAGTGCCACTACGGCAACCACAAAAGCGGCAGAAGCGTCCACCAGCGCCACGGCAGCATCTGGCAGTGCGACCAACGCTGCGACGAGCGCCACTACGGCGACCACAAAAGCAGCAGAAGCGTCCACCAGTGCGACCAACGCGGCTGGCAGCGCCTCCACAGCAACGACAAAGGCAGCAGAAGCATCCACCAGTGCGACCAACGCGGCTGGCAGCGCGACCGCCGCCGGCACAAGTGCGACATCGGCTGGCACAAGCGCGACGAACGCGGCTAACAGTGCTACAGCAGCCTCGGGGAGCGCCACAGCAGCCGCTGGAAGCGCGACTGCGGCCTCTGGTAGTGCAACGGCTGCGGCAAACGCCCAGACAGCCGCTGAAGCGGCACGGGACTCCGCCCTGGCGGCATACGACCAGTTCGACGACCGCTACCTCGGCACGAAGACGTCTGACCCGACACTCGACAACGACGGCAACGCGCTTGTCGCGGGTGCGCTGTACTTCAACAGCACACTGGGCGAGATGCGGCTGTACACCGGTATGCAGTGGACCGCAGCGTATGTATCGGGCGCAGGCGTCCTACTGATCTCCAACAACCTGTCCGACTTAGCCAGTGCGTCTGCCGCGCGGACGAACCTCGGCTTGGCGACCGTAGCAGCATCTGGCGCCTATGCCGATCTGACCGGCAAGCCAACGAACGTCTCGGCGTTCACGAACGACAGCGGCTATCTGACGAGCTTCACCGAAGCAGATCCGACCGTCCCATCGCACGTCAAAGCGATCACGACGACGAAGATCAGCAATTGGGACACTGCTTTCGGTTGGGGCAACCACGCATCTGCGGGTTATCTGACGAGCTTCACAGAGTCCGATCCGACTGTACCGTCACACGTCAAAGCGATCACGACGACGAACATCAGTAACTGGAACGCAGCTTTTGGCTGGGGCAACCACGCATCTGCGGGATACCTTACCGGCATCACGTCTGGCCAGGTCACCACAGCCCTTGGATATACGCCAGCTAACAGGGCTGGTGATACGTTTACGGGAACCATAACTACTACTGGCTTGCTGGGCGTAGGAACGACATCGCCAACAGCTATAGGCGGCTATGGAACCATCACCTTGGACGGGGCGACAGGCTCGTTCACTGACTATAGGCAAAATGGAACTAATCGGCTACGCATTGGCGGTGACAATGGAGCGGGGTTCATTAACGCTCCATCTGGCACTCTGCGTTTGCTTACTAATGACGCAGACCGCTTGACAATCAATTCCAGCGGTAACGTCACAGCCGCTGTCGATGTTCGCGCACCTATCTTTTACGACAGTAACAACACTGGTTACTTTGTAGACGGCAGCAGCACTAGCGTTCTGCAAACCATTCAAGCTGTAGATGGCGATGGCTTTCGCTCCCTTAAAAACGGAAGCGCATCAATAACCAGCAGCATCTATTTCGCTAACGCCGCAAACACACGCGCATGGAACTGGCAGCTTGATGAAAACGACGCCGCCGCATTCTGGAGCTATGGCGGCTCGTCGTGGGGTAAGCGCCTTGGCTTGACGCATAACAGCGAACTGTTCTTGCGTAATTCGTCTGGCAGCGACGTGTCACTGGCATACCCATCCACGTTTGGATATTCGTCCAGCTACAAGACGATGGTTTTGGGTAATCAGTCCCTGACTACGGTCTGCATCGGCGTTTCTCCAGCGTCCAACCCAAGCGGCAGCTTTAACGGGGGTGGTCTTGGTCTTGAGGTTATGTTCCGTAATGGCGTTAACTTTATTACGCCAAACAGCGCGAACGACGGGTATCACTTCCCGTTTAGCTTGGCTGATGGATATGCAGCCTCTAGTGGTAGCTTCCGCGCACCGATCTTCTACGACACCAACGACACTGGGTATTACGTTGACCCTGCCAGTGGTTCAAATCTAACGGGGCAAGTCCAGATTAACGGCGGGACTACAATGTCTGGCGGTTGGAACAGGGCGCTATACCTTGCGTCCCAATACCCTGTCATTGTGATGAACTCAGGAAGCGTCAAATACTCAGGCATTGGTGTCGATTACACTGAAGCTCAGAGTGGCATGGTGTTTTGGGTTAACGGCAACAGCGCCGACATAACCAACGGCTCTGCGACAGCGGCGCTGCGGATAAACACTGGAAACTTCGTCGTAGCTAATGATGTCCGTGCGACTGTCTTTTACGATAGCAACAACTCTGCTTTCTACTTAAATCCCAACACCACCTCAAACGTCAGTGAAATGGTGTCCTATTCTTATCGTGGCAACGGCAACGTAGGCGGCACTGGCTCTGCATCATGGCATCCAAGCGGCATCTATTCGGCTGGGTATAACTGGCTCTACGGGGGTATCGGCGCGGGTGGCGGGGACATAACTGCTGTCAATGCTGTGTATGCCAACGCCTACTATGACAGCGGCAACACTGCTTATTACGTTGACCCTGCCAGCGGGACGGTGCTTAACAGGCTTGTCTCCATAACAGGTGCGGGTAACACCAACGGCGGCAACTTGCAGCTTGGTGATAGGGACGTAAACACCGCAAAGTGGTCTGTTTTAACTGGGGCGCACTACGGAGGCACATCGGAACCAAAGGGCGTTATGCTTATTGGTTCCTATTCGGCTTCTGGAAACAACAGTCTTAGCATCGGTGGCAACGTCTACGAAGCCAACCCCGCTACATACATCGCGTTTTATACGGCTACCACTGGAACGCACCCGACAGGTGGGTTCAATCGGCTAAATATTAATGGAAGCGGTAACGTCACCGCTGAAGTCGATATTCGCACTCCAATAGTATATGACGCTGACAACACTGGATTTTACGTCAACCCCGCTGGCACATATTCAGCAAACTTTGCTGGATACACATACTTCGGGAATCACGGCGGCGGGGTGGTCGGCAACTATAGCTCCTATCGCTACCAGCTTGTTTGGGCGATAGGTGACAGCTACAAAGGCACACTTGACGGAACAAGTGTAGCTGGCGGTTACGGCCTGTGGTTTTCCCACCCTAACGCTGGTGGAGTTGCATCAAACCTCTCCACTCACGGTTTAATGCTCATCCAAAACGGCGCTTTCATGGCATCGCTAGACCCAAGTATGCGTGCCATTTACGATATGCGTTCGCCTATTTTTTACGACCTCAACAACACTGCTTACTTCCTCGACCCGAACAGCACATCCGTTTTGGCGACAGTTCGTTCTGACCGCATCCAACACTCCAACGGAAACGAAGCCGTAACATTAAATAATGGTTCCTACTTAATGTTGCGTGACCCGACAGGACACATAGCTGCATACCTCGGCGGCGCTGACCCAGCCAACTACCACGACAACACCACTCATTATTTTCGCGACAGGGCTGGCTCAAACCGTTTTGTCATTGATAGTTCAGGAAATGTAACAGCAACTGGCAACGTCACTGCTTATTCCGACATCCGCGTTAAGGCTAACGTCGAGACGATCTCAAGCGCACTGGACAAGCTCGACCAGATACGCGGCGTGACGTACACCCGCACAGACCTCGACGACAAAGAGCGGCGCTACGCTGGCGTCATCGCGCAGGAAATCGAAGCGGTTCTACCTGAAGCCGTGCGCGACCACGATGGCACCAAGGCGGTTGACTATAACGCCACCATCGGCTTGTTAATTCAGGCTGTAAAAGAATTGCAAATTGAGGTAGAGACTGTGAAGTCTCGGCTCCACTGAAAGGTACGAATATGACACTTGCATACACCTGGGCGCTCAAGAGCCTGAAGAAAGTAGACACCAGCGACTTGTCTGGCGTGATTGTGCAGACACAGTGGACTTGCACTGGCACCGACGAAGACGGTGATAGCGGCACGTTCAACGGCGCGACACCCTTCAACCCGCAGGAAGTCGAGCTTGAAGGCTTCGTCGCCTACGAAGATCTGACTGAAGCAGTCGTCCTTGGCTGGATTCAGGAGGTGGTCGTAGGCGCATATAAGGACCACGTCGACGCGCAAATTATGAAGCAGATCCAGTTGCAGAAGACGCCCGTCGAAGAAGTACCGGACGGCCAGTTCCCGTGGTCGCCTCCCGTCGAAGAAGGAGAGGCTGCATGAACCCCGAACTCGACAAGTACGACGCGGCCACTCAGCCCCCCACGTTTAAGCTCGACGTGACTGTGCAGGAGATCAACGTGATCTTCGCGGCCCTCGCCGAAATGCCGCACCGTGTGGCAGACCCGATCATGCGTAAGCTGTTTGAGCAGACGCAGAAGCCTGCGGTGTAACCGATGACACTGCCCACCGGAACCATATCTATGAGCCAAGTTAATACCGAACTTGGCCGGTCAAGCACAGCGACTATTTCGCTGGGCGAGACTGCTGTTCGCACATTGGCCGGTGTGGCATCTGGCACGATCTCGATGAACAACCTTCGCGGCAAGTCGAACGTGGCATTTACGCCAGATGGCGGCACGTCGGCTGGCAGTCGCGTTGCTCTGTCAGACCAAGGGCAGCTATATGCAAGCGTAACAATTGACTGCTCTCAACCTGCTGTTTGGACTTGGAGTGGTGGTGGAGATGATTATTATGTGTCAGTTGCCAGCGGTGGCACTGCTCTCAGCATTATATTTGAAGTTTCTGCATCAGTATTCGGCGGATTTGCTTATGCCAGCTTTACAGTACAAGCCACTGCTGGCGGCATAACTCGCTACTGGTCTGTTGAACTTACAGCGGAAGATAACTCCTGATGAGCGACCACCAAAACACGGACGTTGAACTGGCCCTGTTGCGACAGGACATGGACCAGATGAAAGAGGACATGAAGGGTCTTCGCCAAGACACCAAGGATCTTCTGGACGCCTGGAAGACGGCGACCAACGTGCTGGCATTCGTAAAGTGGACGGCTGGCCTAGGCACTGCCGTGGCTTTTTTGTGGGCGGCATTCAAGGCAAAGTTGGGGGGATAACCGGATGTTGACCGACCCCAAATGGTTGAAATATGCTCGCAGCAAGATCGGCGAACGCGAGATTAAAGGCCCACGGCATAACCCGTGGATTGTTCGCGGCTTGGCCAAGTTGAAGGCTTGGTGGTCGGACGACGAGACGCCGTGGTGCGGCTTTTTCGTGGCGTGGGCGATGGACGAGGCAGGACTGCCTTACCCGAAGCACTGGTATCGCGCGAAAGGCTGGTCCGATTACGGCGCGAACTTGCGCCCTGAACGCATCGCGCCTGGCGCCATTCTCGTTTTCGACCGCAAAGGCGGTGGCCACGTTGGCTTCTACGTCGCCGAAAGTGCCACGCACTACCACGTCCTCGGCGGCAACCAGAACAACGGCGTCAACATCGCGTCAATCGCCAAAGATCGGTGCGTCGCAATCCGCTGGCCGAAAGACCAGCCCGTGTTAGGCCGCATGGTCCGCAGGGCCACCGGCAACGTCTCTACCAACGAAGCATAGGAGAAAACAAATGTTTGCAGGACAAAAGACATACATCACCGCTGGCGTCGCTGTTATCGCGGCTGTCGCTGCATACCTGACCGGCGAAGCCGATCTGATGCAGACCGCCAATTTGGTGTTCACGGCTCTCATGGCCGCGTTCATCCGCAACGGCGTTACAGCAGAAACCAAAACCAAGTGATACAGGGCATCAAGCAGTTGCTGCTTCTCTTACAGGCGATCTTTCGCCTGTTTGGGGATAGGCAACTGCTTGAGGCCGGTAAAGCGCAACAGCGCGACGCGGACGCCAAGGAGGTCATCAAACGTGAAGAAAAAGCTGAACAGGCTGTGGCTATTGATGATCCCGTTCGCACTGAGCGGCTGCGTAGCCGCTTCGACCGCGCCCGCAGTAGTGAGTGATTACTGTCGCATCGCAACGCCGCTCACATACGACTCTGAGCGCGACACGATGCCGACGATAAAAGAGATAGAGGCCCACAACAGCAAGTGGGTGTGTGTTTGTGAAAATGACTGTCCTAATAAAACGGTCGTCAATTAAACGCTTCTGTGGTATCGCAGGCGTGAAAGGGTGTTCAAATGGGTCTTGAGAGCGCGACATTTATTAACGGATTGGTCGAGACGAACCCGACGTCGTCGGACAACGCCAACCAGGGCGACAACCATCTGCGCCTGATCAAGGCTGCTTTGAAGGCGACCTTCCCCAACCTCACTGGCGCCGTAACGGCGACACAGGCGACGCTGAACACGCCGTATCTGCCCTTGGCGGGTGGGACACTTACTGGCGGACTGGCTGGCACCACAGCGAGCTTCAGCGGTGCGGTGACGGCCACAGGCGGCGTTGTGGGCAACGCCTCAACGGCGACGACGCTCCAGACCGCTCGCACGATCAACGGCGTGTCGTTTAACGGCAGCGCCAACATCTCGTTCGGCACCGACAGCGTGGCCGAAGGCTCCACGAACCTCTATTTCAGCAACGCCCGTGCGCGTTCAGCGATCAGCGCCAGTGGCTCACTGGCGTACAACAGCGCGACTGGCGTCATCAGCTTCACCGACGCGGTAACGTCCGTTGCGGGTAAGACCGGCGCGGTGGCATTGAACACCGCAGACGTCGCCGAAAGCGGCAATCTCTATTACAGCGATGCCCGCGCCCGTGCTGCGGTCAGCGTGACAGGCGCTGGCTCATATAACAGCACGACAGGCGTGATTACCGTGAACGCGGCCCCCGTCTCCAGCGTAGCTGGCAAGACCGGCGCGGTGACACTAGCAATTGCGGACACCTCCGGCCTACAGGCGGCGCTCGACGGCAAGCTCGGCACAGGAACGACGACAACCAGCATAAGTGAAGGCTCAAACCTTTACTACAGCGATGGCCGCGCTCGTAGCGCGATCAGTGTCACTGGCGCCGGCTCGTACAACAGCACAACCGGCGTCATCACTGTAAACGCAGCCCCTGTCACCAGCGTGGCTGGCAAGACAGGCGCAGTGACCTTGGCCACATCGGACATCAGCGGCCTCGACAGCGCACTGGCGGGTAAGTTCTCGGCCAGTGGCGGCACCATCTCCGGCAACGTGTCCGTGTCAGGCACAGTGACTGCCACTGGCGATATCACGGCGTTCTCGGATGAACGCACGAAGATAAACATCGAGACGATCACAGAGGCGCTGTACAAGGTCAAGGCCATGCGTGGCGTCAGCTACATCAGCAAGTTCAACATGGAAGAGCGCATCGGCGTGGTCGCCCAAGAGGTTGAGCGCGTCGTGCCAGAGGTCGTCCACACTCACTCCAACGGCCTGAAGAGCGTGGCGTACCAGAACTTGGTCGGCCTGCTCATCGAAGCCATCAAGGCTCTTGAACTGCGTGTCGCGGAGTTGGAGTCCGCCTAATGGTCATGGTTCCTCTACGGAACATCGGCGCTGGCGGGCTTGTCCCCGATCAGCAGCCGTATGACGTCGAACTGACCCAGTTCGCCGCCGGCAATAACGTGCAGATGTTCAACGGTCGTCTGGGCAAGTCCCTGGGCTACGTCGACGTGGCCACCGTGGCCAACGCCCCGACGCACGTCGCGGGCTGGCTGGTGGACGGCAACAACAGCATCGTCATCGGCACGACCAATAACCTCTATCGCTACGCTGGGTCCAGCGTCGTCAACGTCACCGCAGCGGCGTACACCGGAGGCTACGCGAACAGCCCACGCTGGCAGACCAGCCAGATCGGCCTTGGCTTCTTGGCGAACAACGGCAGCGACAAACCACAATACATGGCGCCAAACGGCACAGAGTTCGCCGACCTCGCCAACTGGCCTGCTAATCTCCGCACGAACTGCATCCGCCCGTTCGTCTCATTCTTGGTGATGGTCGGCTACAGCGATGGCAGCGACGAAGCGCCGTACACCGTGCGGTGGGGCGATGAGTTCGACCCGACGACGGTGCCAGGCAGCTACGACATCACCAGCACGACCAACTTAGCGGGTGAGAACATCCTCGGTGGCCGTCTGGGCAAGCTGGTGGACTGCCTACCGCTGGCCGGCAACAACATCATTTACGCCGAACGTGGCGCGTACTCAATGTCATTCATTGGCGCCCCGCTGGTGTTTGCGTTCCGCGACCTGTTCGACGACGGCGGCATCATCAACCGTGGCGCGGTCTGCGTGTTCGACAACCGGCATTTCGTGGTCGGACGTGACGACATCTACATCCACGACGGCTCGGCGAAGCAGCCAGTGGCCACGAAGCGCGTCAAAGACACGTTCTACAGCAGCGTGGCGGACGCCCGCAGCGTGTTCGTCGTCCACGAACCTTCGACCAACGAGATCTGGGTCGGGTATGCAGACAAGAACGCGGCGAACGCCGAGACGGCCAACAGGGCGATGGTGTGGAACTATGCCAACGACGCATGGACTTTCCGCGATCTGCCGAACGTGCGTTCGATGTGTGTCGGTCCTGCCATCGGCGGTGGCGGCAGCGGCACAGGCGCGACCTGGGATGAACTGAACGTCCAGTGGGATAGCTGGTCGGCATTGTGGACTGACCTTGGCGCCGACACACAGGCTCGCAACACCCGTCTGTTCTCAGCCAATTACGGTGCATCCAAAATCCAAGCGCACAACGAGACGTTCGGCGCAGCCGCCGTGGCGTACACATCATTTGTCGAGACGACAAAGATCGACCTCGACGCAGTGCTTCAGCGCCCGACAGAGCGTGTCCTTCAGATCAAACGCATCCTGCCGCAGATAAAAGGCAGCGGCGCGGTCACTTTTCGGGTCGGTTCGTCGCCCACCCCGCAGGGGCCGGTGACGTGGAAGACAACGAAAGAATACAACGTCGAAACCGATTACAAGATCGATACCCGTGTTTCTGGTCGTTATCTTGCGTTAAGGATTGAATCTTCGTCCGTTGCAGGGTATTGGCAGTTGGGTGGATTTGATTTGGATGTAGAAGAGGTGTCAGAGCGGTGAGTTACACCCCTGCACCAACTCTCGCCAAAACGGTCGAAGACTTGCGCCGCTGGGCGACACTTGAACTTCAACGTGTCTCCGTCAGTTTCAGGGCCGCGCAAACACCAACGATCCCCGTTCTCTATGAAGCTCCGGCAAAACCCGTCACTGGCCAACACGCCATCGCGGATGGAACTTCATGGAATCCAGGCTCCGGTCGGGGGCTTTATTACTTCGATGGTTCTTGGAAATTCATTGCGTAGGATACAAATATGGTTGGTTTAGCTAGTCTTGGTTTTAACTCATCGAAAAGCAACAACGTCTCCTCGGGCGCGACCGCTGGCTATGATCTCCAAGAAAACATCAGCCAGAGCGGCTCGCAGCAGGGATCGAACGCTGCCAGTAGCGGCATCAATATCTCGCAGTCGGGCCAGAACATCTACGGTGGCCAGCAGCCGTACATCGACAACATCTACGCCAACGCGGCGAACCTATACGGCAACTACGGGATGCCCGACCGCCAGGTTGCCGACATAAATCCAATGTTGGCGCAGGGTCTAGGCCAGCAGTACGGCTTCAGCCAAGGCACTGGCAACGACATTTTCCGGCAGCAGCTTATGCAGTCACTCCAAAACACGGGTGGCTTTGGCACGGCGAGCGATGCCGCCAACCGCATGGCCAGTGGCGGCGTGTACCAGGCGCCAACGGTGGCGAACGCCAACTACGGTGGCGCAGCACAGCTTGCCGGCATGACGGGCATGGCCGGCGCCCAATACGCCAATGACCCCAACCTCGCGTTCTCTAACCGCCTCGCGGGCAGCGCAGGCTTTTCAGGCGGCGCACAGTCCAATGTAAATCTAGGACTGGCCGGAGCTATCGCAAACAATCCATATCTGGACGGCCAGATCGACGCGGCAAGCCGTGACGTCATGCGTAACCTCGGCGAGAACCAGTTGACCGGCAACGCTGCTATGGCGGCAGGCACTGGCAACAGCGGCTCCAGCCGTCGCGCGGTCATGGACGCCATCGCGATGCGCGGTGCAGGCGACCGCGTTGCGGACATTTCGGCAGGAATGCGCGGAGCAGCATACCAGCAAGGCGTGGCAACGGCGGCAGAACAGGCCGCGCTTAACGCCAATCTTCGCCAGAACAACCAACAGTACAACGCTGGCCAATTCAACCAACTTCTCGGCCAAGGCGCGTCGATGGAGCAGCAGCGCGCTCTCCAGAACGCACAGCTTGGAACGCAGAACTCGCAGTTCAACACAGGCCAATACAACCAGATGCTTGGTCAAGGTGCTGGGTTCGCGCAACAGCAGGCCATCCAGAACGCCCAGCTTACTGGCCAGAACCAGGCACTCAACGCCGGCCTCATGGGGCAGGGCGCGAACCTCGCGTTCAACATCGGGCAAGCCGGTCAGACAGGCATGAACCAAGCGTACAACACAGGCGTCAACAACGCCCAACTGGCGCAGGACACTGGCAACTACTTGCGTCAGTACCAGCAGCAGCTTCTCGACACGCAGTACAGCAACCAGATGAACCCGTACAACTCGCTTCAGATGTACAAGTCGCTAATCGGCGATCCTACCGTCTTGTCGTCGAGCAACAGCATCGGTCTGGACAACTCGACCAGCAACAGCTTTGGCAACAGCTTCAACAACAGCTACAGCTACGGCATGGGCGCGAACATGGGGTCGAACTCGGCCACAGGTAACTCCAAGTCGTTTGGTGCGAACATAGGGTTTGGGTGATATGGCCAGTCTCTTCGACAAAATAATGCAAAGCGTCAAGACGGCGCCGTCGCGTCAAAGCTACGGCACGACCGCCGCGCCGCAGGCGATGCCGCAGAACGCCATGTCGATCTTCGACATGATACGGGCGCCGCAGCAGGCGCAGTTCAACGTGCAAGCAGCGCAAGGCGCCAAGGCGAAGAACTACCAGCCGACCTCAATCTCCATGACGGGGGTGCCGGTGGCGTCGGTGTTTGGTCTGCCAGGCGCGTCTGCGGTACCGCAGAACGTGTTCACTGTGACGCCAGCTACTGGGACCAAAGCGAAGAACTACAAGCCAGCGCAGATCGCGATGAACGCGCCATCGCTCGCTGGCCCAGCCGCGATGCAGCAGATGCTGGCAATGATGAGCAACAATTCTAGCGCGACTCCTTTCGCGCCTTTCGGTCAGGGGTGACAAATGGCGGTTAATTTCCAACGCAGGAATGTTGGCGTACTGGCCGACACACCGACTTTCGAAGATGTCGGGCGCAGTTCGTATGTGGACTACGCCGCCGCAGCGGCGCGGGCGCCAACAGCTAGCGTGATGCCCGCTGCCGTAAAGTCGGCAGAGGTACAAAAGACGCCCGCACTCGCTGGCCCGCAAACGCCAGAAGCGATGGCGGAGTACGAAGCAGCCCAACTCGCGGCTCTACAGCAAGCCGAAGAGGCGGCTTTGCGCCAGCGCCAGTCGGTAAAGAACCCACTCAACGTCGTCGGCAACGCGATCAGCGCCGTGGTCGGCACACCGTTCCGGCTTCTTGAGAACGCCATCGGTGGCGGCAACAACGATCTCGCGGCTCCGTTCCGCCCGAACCAAACAGCGCAGGATCGTTACCAGTCGAAACTGGCCGACATCAGCACCGCCAAACTGGGCCTCATGCAGACGATGGACGGTATGCGCGCAAACCAGACGCAGGCCATGACGAACCTCTTGACCGACCGCTCCAAGGTGTTGGGAGAGGCATACGACCTTGCAGCAAATCTGGCGCAGAACGCAAAAGGCGCGGCGGACCCTAATGGCACATACACCCAAGGTCTGGCCAATTTGCTACAAGACCCAGTGTACGGCCCTGTCCTCAAAAGTGTTGGCGTCGACAAGATGGCTTACACCCCAGATCTCGCGCGCACACTGGCCCGTGGTAAAGACATAACAACCCGTCTGGATGAAATGGGTAAACCGTTCTTCCAATCGATCACAGAAAACGGGACAGGCGTAGTCTACAACCCCGACGGCAGCATCAAACAGATCATTCAGTACGGAGAGCCTATCCCCACTGGCGCGCCTCCGCCCGTGTCGTTGAACCCGACGCCACCCACCGAGTTACCTTCGTTTACAGAAGACGATTGGAACAACGCAGGAGGCACCAGCGGTAACGCTGGTGGCACCTTTCGGTAGGGACTTCGACCCAATGGCCAATCTAGGAAAACTAGGGTTCACACCAACGAGCGGGTTTAGGACACAAGCGCACCAAGACGCTCTTGTGGCGCAGGGTTTGACCAACACACGGACAGGTTCGCACCAAAGCGGCGACGGGTTGGACCTCGGCATCCCGAAAGGGATGACAAAGGCCGAAGCAATTGAGCGGATTAGGCTTGAATACCCTGGCAGTAAAGCTATCCCGTCGAACGGAAACGCTATACACGTCACATTCCCTGGCTGGGGCAACGCCCCCGACGTAAGTAATTCTCGTGGAAGGTACAAATAAATGGCAGAGCGTAAGGTCATCAATGGGTTCATCGTCGAGCGTCAGCCAAATGGTTCGATAGTGACTATCGGCCCTGCTGCGCCGACGCAAAACGGCCCTGCGGTAACGCGCGTTCCGCTTCCGCCTGCGACTGCGGCGAAGAACCAAGCAGATCTGAGCAACACAGGGTCGCAGATCACCAGCCGCGCCGTTGGCGACGTCAACACGAACGCCAACACCGACAAGACCGTCCTTGATACAAAAATGACGGGACTTGAATACGACGACGCGCTGAAGAACCGCGCCCGTGGCGTAGTTGTCGAAGACGCTGCCACGCAGGAAGTGCGTAACCAACTGTTGGCAGTGCGTAACGCGCGCCAATACAACAACGCATACAGCACCGGAACTATTGGTGGTTTGATTGGACGCCCCGACCGCCCTGGCGCTGAAGGCAGCGGCATCTCCGGCTTACCAGTCATTGGCGGGGCGCTGTACGCCGGCACCGACCGCGCTGGTCTTGAGGCCGCCCTTGGCACAATCCGCTCTGGCGCCAAGTTCAACATGATCCAGACATTGAAAGAACGCGGTGCGGCGCAGGGCGCGCAAGGCACGGGTCTCGGTTCGACCGCCATCCCTGAATTTGAGGCACTTGGCCGTGTTAACTTCAACGTAGAACCTGACGCGCTCGACACCAACCCTCAATTCCTTTCCGGCGAACTGGACAAGGCAGAAGAGACCTTGCTGCGCCGCTATGCAGCGGTCACTCTGCCATCCGACGTTTTGGTAGGCGCCACCCGTGAACAGCGGAAGGCTTTACTTGACGCTTCATATGAGCAGGCGAAGCGTGAATATCTCGGCGGCTTTGCGCCTGGCGGTACAGACCAAGGCGGCGGTGGCCAAGGGGGTGGCGGCGTCCCATCGCTGACCCCAGAGAACATGTCCCGTGGGCCGCAGACCATCAGTAAGACTGAATTCAAGCTTCTCCCCGATCCGGCGAAGAAGGGCTTAAACACCACGGTTCAAGGCATGATCCGTAACGGCTCGTCCGCGTCCGAAATCATCTCGCTGCTGGAGACACGCGGCGTACCGATGTCCGACGTGCTGGTATCGACGGTGCAGCGCAACGTGGAAGCCTACCGGCCATACGCTGGCAAGCCTCTGCCCAGCAACCTCCCAGACCCGCGTGTAAATGTTGAAGTGCAACTTGACGAGAATTCGCTCCTTGAGCGGGTTGCCGGCAACATGGCCGACACCGGCTACGGGGCTTTTGCCGTAGGCACGGCCAACGGTATGCTGTTGGGTGGGCTTGATGAAGTTGCCAGTGGTGGCGACCCTGAGCGTATGGCTCAAATCGACGCGTACAAGCGGTACACCAGCGACAATTCACCATTCCTTTCTACCCTCGGCAACATCACGGGTGGCATCGCCAGCTTCCTGCCTGTTGGCCGTGGCATCAACGCAGCAGCGAAAGCAACACAACTCAGCCCCACGGTAGCCCGTTTGGTGCAAGGTGGCGCGAACGTAGCTCTGGGCGCCACCGCTGGCGCGCTTGAGAACAACGAAGACCGTAAGACTGGCGCCCTGATCGGCGGCGGCGCTGCTCTCGGCGGCGACTTGGCCGGTAACTACATAGGCGGCAAACTCGCCGGTCGTTTGGCGGAGACACCCAGCGGCGCGGAGTCGCTCATCGCCGAGAACGTGGTTAACCCTGTTCTGGCCCGTGAGACACTTGACCAAGCCGACAATCTCGGTCTGCCTGCAACACTGGCCGACGCCGACCCTGGCGCTCGTTCACTCGCGTACAACGCCATCACAAACTCCGCCGAAGCAGGCCAGCAGGGGCGTCAGACCCTCCTTGGCAGGGATCGGGCGAGTGGCAGTCGCGCTGTATTGGCGGTAGACAGCAATCTCGCGGCAGAGACGAACGTCGTCAAGCTGGGTAAGGACATCACCGGCAAGGCGGTGCTTGACGCTGCGCCTATCAAACAGGCTGCGTTCTCCAAGATGTCGCCTGTGGCTGACCCTGAACTTAACTCACTGCTGCAACGGCCATCCGCGAAAGCGGGCCTGGCCAACGCGCAGAAGATCGCCAAGGAAGAAGGCCGCGACTGGAAGGCGCTTGGCGTCGACCTAGACGGCGAAGGCAATGTCGTGCTGAAGGAAGGCGCGTCGTGGGAGAGCCTCGACTATATGCGCCGTGGTATCGACTCTTACATCGACACGTTCCGCAACGACGCGGGCAAGTTGGTGTACGACCGTGGCGGCAATCTGCGCGCGGTGCTGAAGACCCGTGGCGAGATGGTCGACCGGATGCGTGGGCTGAACGAAGACTACGGCGGCTATCTCGACACTTTGTCGCCTGCGATGTCGCAGGCTGAACAGTTGACCCTCGGCGGTAAGGCGATCATGTCGCCAAAGACAAACGCCAAAGAGATCGCCGAACACATCAAAGACCTCTCGCCAGAGGATCTGGACTCGTATCGCATCGGCGTGGCCAACAAGATCATCGACCAGATGAAGCGCAAAGGCCGCAACCAAGACCCTTGGGAAATGCTGCGTGGCGACGATATGCAGGAGAGGCTTAAGGTCGTATTCCCTGAAGCCGATGTCAGCAACATCAACACCCGCGCGGACTTCGAAGACCTCATGCGTGAGACGAAGCGTAACCTCATTGACGGTTCGCAGACCGACCCACGCCGTCTTGTAAGTGACAGTTTTGCATCCCAAGCCGGTCAGCCAGGCATTCTGGCCCGCGTGACTGAAGGTGGTGCAGCTATGTACACAGGCGGCGTGTCGTTGCTGCCGGCTCTTGTGCGCCAAGGGGCGTTGAGCTTCAAGAACGCAGGCAAGTTGGAAGCTGTCCGCAACCAAGAAGCACTGGCCAAAGAGCTTCAGCCTATCCTGCTGGAGACTGACCCGAAGAAGGCAAAGCAAGCACTTGACAAGATCCTCGCCAAAGTCGACACGTTCGACAAGGTGAAGAAAACATCCAAGGAAGTGGGCCGGTCCGTAGGAGCCGGCGCAATGACAGGGATTTTAGCCCAGTAACAGAGAAAGCCCTTATGCATGGCGCCAAAGATTCTGTTTTTGGACATCGAAACGAAGCCCGCAGTCGTGGCTTCGTTCGGTATCCGCGATCAACACATAGGCCATAAACAAATACTGAAAGACGGCGGCGTCATCTGCGTCGGAATGAAGTGGCTGGCCGACAAGAAAGCCCAGGTGTACAGCGACTGGGAGCATGGCCACAAGGAGATGCTCCAGATCGTCCACGCGGCGCTTGAGGAGGCGGAAGCCGTGGCCACCTATAACGGCGCGTCATTCGATCTTCCGAAGTTGCAGGGCGAGTTCCTGCTGCACGGCCTTCCGCCGGCCCCGCACCTTACCCAGATCGACATTTACAGGTCGGTGCGGAAGCTGGGGTACATCTGCAACAAGCTCGACTACGTCGCCCAGATATTGGGCCTCGGCAGCAAGGTGAAGCACGAAGGCTTAGACCTGTGGCTCAAGGTGATGGACGGCGACGAAGCAGCCCAGCGCCGCATGACGAAATACTGCGCTGGCGATGTTATGCTGACCGAGAAGGTCTACAAGCACGTCAGGGCGTTCATCTCCACCCACCCGCACATGGGGGCCACCAAGCCTTTGGACTGCGGCGCCTGCGGCTCCAGCCGCACCCAGGCACGGGGCTTCCACCGGACGAAGGCCAGCATCCGCCAACGGTATCAGTGCCAAGCGTGTGGCAGTTGGAGCTTGGGGAACGCGAAGCGGGCTTGACCACTGTACCAAATTTGTACCAACCCACTCGTAAGTCATTGAATATGAAGAATATCTCTAGCATGATGAATGTGACCGAGCGGACGTACATTTTCCCTCACGAATCATCAACTTAGGGGTTGCAACGGACACTTTATCTGGTACAGTGCCACTCATCGTAAGTCGTTGATTTGCGGTAGTGCAACACGCCAACACACGTTGGCACTGTACCAAGGAGTGTACCGATGGCCGTTATCCAAAAGCGTGGCGACAGCTACAGAGTCCTGATCCGCAAGAAGGGCCACGCCGCAGTCTCCAAGACGTTCAAGACGAAAGCCCTGGCTGAACGCTGGGCGCGAGACACCGAATACAAGATCGACGAAGGCAAGTTCGCGGTGGACAAAGCCACCGTGGCCGACACCGTCGAGGAATACCTCAAGCGCATGGCCCAGATCGGCAAGCCGGTGCCGTACAACAAGGCGATCATCGTCCGCCGTGCGGCCACTGACCTTGGCGACAAGCGCCTCGACCAACTGACGACCGAAGTTCTGGTCGACTGGGTCAGCGGCAAGCGCGACATCCTGCCCAGCACCCGCCAGCAGTATGTAATTTACTTCCGCACCGTCCTGACCACCGCCGAGACGCTGTGGGAAGCACGGCCAGACATGGTGTCCTACGAACGCGCTGTGCGCTTCATGCGGACCCACGGCATCATCGCCGAGTCCAACGTGCGTGACCGGCGGGTCAGCGACGACGAGATCGATACCATCGTCGACCACTTCACCCACTCCCGCATCCCGTATGAGGACATCCTGCCGTTCCAACTGGCCAGTGCCTTCCGCATCGGCGAGACGTGCCGCCTGCGGTGGGACGACATCAACGAGGCCGACCGGACGATCCTGATCCGCCAGCGGAAACATCCACGCAAGAAGCGTGACGAGATCGCCCCGCTGCTGGGCGCCGCGTGGGACATCGTCCAGCGCCAGCCGCGTACCAGTGAGTTCATCTTCCCGTACAAGGCAGATTCGGTCAGCACGGGCGTCACCGTTGCCGTCGCGGCAACTGGCATCGAAGACCTTCACCTTCACGACATCCGCCACGAAGCGATCAGCCGCCTGTTCGAACAGGGCTACGGCATCACTGAAGTGCAGCTTTGCTCTGGCCACAAAGACCTGAAAATGCTCCAGCGGTATCTGCATCTTCGCCCTGCGGATCTGCACAACGGCCCTGTGGCCATCCGCCGCTACCAAGAGAAGATCGAAGCGGCGGGGAACGTGATCCCTATGACGCGCGCCGCGTAATCTGCTTGAGGCCGTCAGCACGTCGTGAAGCAAAGAACTGCTCCACGACGTGCTTGTCGGCCACCACACGCTTTCCTAGCTTGTAGGTAGGGACAGGGAAACGCTGCTCTGCGATGGCGTTGCGGATAGACCCCAGCGTCAGGCCGAACAGATCGGCCAGTTCCTTCAAACCAATCCAAGGGCGTTCCATCAGGTTTCCTCTGTCGGGTTGCGAAGCTGGCGCAGTTCGACACCGCCCAGCGTGTACCGGCCTTTCGGCGATCTCTTGATCAGCACCTCGACACCGCTGCCGGTGCGTGTGCCGTGGCGCAGCGCAAGCTCCGGCGGCACGTCCACGATCTCCAGATGCAGCGACTGGCCCTCGGTGGCAAAGACTGCCTGCCAGCGCGCCTCGACCGTTGCGGGGAAGGTGGCCGTCCACTCTCCCTTGGCCAGTGGCTGGCCCATTCGGGCCACAATAGATAGCTGGGTGCCATGCTTGATGGCGAAGACGTCGACCTTGCTCTCGCCTTGGGGGATCGCGACGTGGTAGCCGGCCAGTAGCAGATACGACATCACGCCGTAGACCGCTGCGTCCCCACGCTGTGCTGCCTGGCGCTTGTCGGCGATCTCCAGCGGGCTGGTGCCGAGTTGGAGCCACAGCGGGTCCACACCCAGCGTTTTGGCCAGTAGGGCGATCTTGTCAGGGCGGGGCAAGCTTTCGTTCTCCAGCCACTTTCTGACCGCCTCCTGTGTGACGTTCATCTTCTTGGCCAGATACACCTGACGGCCTTTGCCGTGTTCGGGGACTATCGGGCTTTCATCACACGCCTGCTTCAGACGCTTTGCGAATTCCATGAGCAGCCACACTCCTACACTTCCAGCTATTGACGCAACTTGTGGTTGTATCATCTCTTAACTCTTCAATGTCTGCAACTTTTTAATAGCCTCCAACAAGTCCTGCTGCGTTGCGTCTTTCTGGGTCAAAGTAGAATGGACTGCTTCATCCGCAGTACCGCTAACCAAGAGGTGGTAGACCAGCACGGGTTTATCTTGGCCTTGCCGATGCAGACGGCCATTGAATTGTGCGTAAAGCTCAAGACTCCAAGGTAATCCGAACCAAACAATCGTGCGTCCTCCCTTCTGTAGGTTCAGCCCATGACCCGCACTCGCTGGGTGGGCCAGCAGCAGCGGGACTTTTCCTTCATTCCAACGGTCGATCACTTCGGGGTCTTTGCCCAAGAAAGTGGCTTGCGGAAACCGCTCACGCAACCTGGCGAGATCGGATTTGAACTGAAAAGCCACAAGCACTGGCTCATCAGTTTGTTCAAGTATTTCTGCCAAGGCGTCGAGCTTGTCGTTGTGTACGACCTCAAACCCGCCTTCTTCCAAATACACAGCGCCGTTGCACATCTGGAGCAACTTGCCTGTCTGCACCGCGGCGTTGACCGCTGTGATCTCGCCCTGTTCCAGCGCGACCACGAAGTCTTTTTGGAGGTCGGCATACTGCTTACGCCATTTTTGTACAGGTAGGACTTCGATCACACTATCGACACGATCAGGCACATCTAAATAATCTTCTGCTGACATCCTGATAGTCAGGTCAGACAGAAGCGTGTACAGCGCGTCTCGCTTCTCTGGCTTGACCTCCCATTGGTTCCACTGCGGATTGCCGACCGTGCGGCAGAACTTCTCAAGGAACATCCCCTTCGTCCGACCTAACCGTTCGCCCTTGTCGAGCAAATAGATCTGCGGCCAGAGGTCGATCAAATTATTTGCGGCAGGCGTCGCAGTTAACTGCACCATCCGCTTGATTTTTGGCAGCACACTCCTAAGTGCGCGCCAGCGTTTAGCTTGCGTACTTTTAAATGCGCTAGATTCGTCGATGATGACCGTGTCGTATGGCCAGCGTTTGCCGTACACCTCGACCAGCCAAGGCACCAGTTCGCGATTGATGACGCTTACCTCGGCTGGCTGCACAAGCGCCTTCTGGCGCGCGGCTGGCGTCAGCCCAGCAAGCTGGTGGATGTACAGGTCGGAGAGAAAGTCCCACCGCTTGATTTCGTTTGGCCAAGTGGACAGCGCCACACGCAGAGGCGCGATGATCAGGACACGTTTCGCCACACCCTCGCGCAACAAGTCTTTAACCGCCGTCAGTGTAGAGACGGTCTTGCCCAGGCCCATGTCGAGCCACAGGGCGCACGACGGCGTGTCCTTGATGAACTGCACCGCTTGGCGCTGGTAGGGGTGAAGATCATTCCGAGAGAGCATCTATCGCACTTTCTACGCTGTCGCAGACCCAGACTTCGCAGCCAGCGTCTTTCAGTTTGCGGATCGTCTGCGCCTGAAGCGGTGTCGGCTTCTTCCCTGGCGCCTTGAATTCAATGAACACGACGTGGCCAGCCTTAATGAAGATCCGGTCAGGCACACCGCGCTGTGATGGGCTGACGAACTTGTAAGTCAGCCAGCCCTTGGCCTTGGCCCACTTCACGACCTTGGCTTCGATGTCACGTTCCAGAATCACTTCCGATACCTTTCGCACTCAAAGCCCTCGACAGCCATCGGCAAGCCGGTGGCCCAGTCGGGCATTTCACACATCAGCCGTTCAAATTCTTCCAACGAGCCGAATCCAATCGGCGCTTCAGACACCACTTCGTCATGCACCGACATAACCACGGGATAGCCAGCGGCCTCGACGCGCAACATGGCGTCGGCCAACAGGTCACGGCTCACAGCCTGCGTGACGTTTTCGCACAGCTTGCCGCCGTAGGTTGTGAGCTTCGCCCAGCGTCCGCCAAGGCGGCTGTCCGTTCCCCAGAACTCCAGACCGCTGTTGCCGATGACCGGCTTGTAGTAGGCCAGCCTGCGGCCTGACGGCAGCTTGGCGAACAGGAAGTCGCCATGACATTTGAATGTGATCGGCCCAGCCTCAAACGCATGGCCACGGTGAAGCACAGCGTTCTTCGCCGCTTCTTCCAGCGCGTACCAGAAACGCGAGATGTTCCGGTTCGCCTTGCGCCACTTCACCTTGATGTCGTCGGCCATCTCGTCGGAGATCTCGACGCGGTACGCCGCAGCCATTGTCTGGAACGCACCGACGCCGCCCTGGTAGCCCAGCGCCAGCACTGCGACCTTGCCGATCTGGCGTTCTTCCTTGTCGGCCTTGGTGATGGTGCGACCGTAGATGCTTGTTGCGGCGTGGCAGTAGATGCACTGCCCACTGGCGAATACGTCCAAGGGCGCCTGCTCGCCAGCGAGCCACGCCAAGACGCGGGCTTCAATTGCGTTGAAGTCGGCCACAAGAAGGCGGTTGCCGGCGTCAGGCACGATCATCGACCGCAGGGTCGAGGACAGCGCCACCATCGGGTCGCCGTACAGGATCTCCAGCAGTTCAGGGTCGCGGTGTTCAAAGAGCTTCACGCAGTTGTCGGCGTCGTCGAACGCAGGGCGAGGTAGGTTCTGCGGCTGGAAGCCACGACCGGCCCAGCGGCCTGTCTGCGCGCCGTGATACGAGAAGACGCCACGGGCGCGGTCGTCGTAGCCGGCGAGGTTCTGCATGGCCAGATACTTTGACGTGGACGCCTTGCCCAGCGTCTGCCGAACCTTCAACACGTCCCGCACGTTGGCGGGTAGCGCAGGGTCGGCCAGTGCCGCAAGGATCTCGTTCTTGTCGTAGCCGCCCAGCCGGTAGCCCTGATCGCGGCACCACGCCATGACCTGTGCGCGAGAGCCGACACCGGACAGCGCGCCGTCAGTCAAATCGACCACACTGGCGTTCAGGCGCTCTGCCGTGGCGATGATCAGGTCAAGAGCGTTCTCGACGTTCGGCACATCGATGCCGACACCGCGCCAGTTGATCTCTTGGTCAAGCAGCCACACGGCACGTTCGTGTTCGCCCATTGGCTTATAGCGTTGGATGTAATTCTTGATGGCCCGCTCTGTGACGACGTCCTGCTTGCAATAGGCATAAAGCTCGTCGAGCAAATGCTGGTCGCTGCGGCGTTCGCCACGGTACGGCTTGCACAGCCGCTGGATCAGGAAACGACCACGGGTGTCCTTCTGGTCGGCCAGGTCCAACACCTCCGCGCACTTGCCCAGCGCGCGGGGCAGGGCGAGGGTGGCTGCAAGCGCGGCGGTGTCGTTCCACTGCTTGGGGTCGATGTCGCAGTACCAGCCATGCTTGTGCATCTGGTAGTGCCACACGGCGCGTTCGAACGCACAGTTCCACGCCCAGATGTCTGCGGCACCATCAATCGCGTCGTACAGGCGCTGCGGGATAGCCTCACCAGGCACCCACAGCTGCGGCTCTTCGTCGTCGATGGCCCACGCCATGCACAACACCTCTGTCGAGGGGTGCGCTGCGTAGTTGTAGCCGCCGGCTGTCTTGATGTCGCATTCGCTGTAGGTTTCGAAGTCGATGGATATAGCTGTCAATTTTCAATCTTTCTCTGCGCCAAGTTCGCGAAGCACCTTGCGGAGATCGCCGATCTTGTTTTGGGTAGCTCTGTGGTCGGATGCCGTCAAGGACATGGCCACGAACCGGCTTCCCCGTTTGGTTTCGACGACCAGGCGTTCATGCTTGCCGCCTCTTTCGAAGCTGTGGCTAATGACGCCAGACCATTTGCCTAGCTCCTTGATCAATTCCTTTTTCGCGTGACGGTCCATGTCTTTCTCCTGAAGGTCAGGGCTGGGGGCGACTTCCAAACTCCCCCAGCCCCTCATTGGTTAGTCGAGGAAGCTGTCGTTATCGTCTTCTTCGATTTCGCCAAACACGTCAGCCGTGACCTTCTTGCCGCCGAACGCATCGCCGTCCTTGACGAACTGGATGGCGTCGAGCGTCGCGTTCACACGCTTGCCCCACTGGTTGTCCTGCGCCCACAGCGAGATCGCTGCGTTGACGTAGCAGCCGGCGTAAGGCTTGCCGTCTTCTTCGGCCAGAGGGTTCTTCTTCTGGTCAACGATGACAGGGCGCACCTTGGTCGATGCCGATACGAACATCGAACCGTCGTAGCCGTCGTAATCCTTCTCTTCACCGTCGCCGATGCAGACCTTGAGCGACTTCGGCACGTCCTTGCCCCACTTCTCGGTGGCCACGGCCTTCACGGCTTCCTTGATCTTGGCGATCAGGTCAGCCTGGTCGGCCTTGTCGACAAGGAAGTTGGCGTTGAAGCGTGGCTCCTGACCCGTGGCGAACGCCTTTGGTGTCCAGATTTGTGGGAACGAGAGGCGGACATTCTTGAGTACTAGTGCAGTCATTGACTTTTCCTTTTTAAAATAGATCGACGGCGCCTGCGCCATAGGCAGGACGTGGATCGGAATCTGGAGCGAGCGAAGGCTTGCCCCGTGGCTTAACGACGAGATCGGCGATCTCGGCGGCTTTCGTCCGCCCAAGCAGCTTTTCTGCCTGAGTGGGTGAAATTACTTTCTTGGTAAAGGGGTCGAAGCCCTTGTCGTAAAGCACCTTGGCGGCGGTGTCTTCATCCACCCACTGCCTGTTGCTGCGGCCCTCGACCAGCTTGTAGCCAGGGACTACGCCGCCAGCGGAAAGTACGCTACTAGCGTATTCCTCAACGTCGTTGGCCCACGACTTGATCATCGACATCTTCGGCAGCAGCTTCGCGATCTCGTCGACAGACAGAAGCTCTGGCGCCGTAGGCTCCAGTGGTGCTTCAAGGTCGTCGAACTGGCCGACCGCGATTTCGTAGTTGTGTTTGGCCAGCGCCTTACACGTTGCTCGAGCCTTGCAGAAGCGACACGCCTTCTCGCTGGGTTCGAAGTTGTCCGACCCTTCAACGGCCTTGGCGGCGGCGGGGCGCACAACCTTGTCGGCCCAACGCAGCAATTCCTTCACCGTGATGGTGTACTCGCTGACGTAGTCGAGCCGTGGCATATGGATGTGCAGCACGAACGTATCGATGTTGAAGATCTGGCCATAGGTCTGCCACACGCCAAGGGCGTAGAGCATCGCCTGTTCGTTCTGATATGCGCTGACCTTGACGCCTTGGCCGAACTTCAAGTCGATGACGTGGCACAGGCCATCGCCAACGATGATGGCGTCCGACGTACCGAAGCCACCAGGCACCCAGTCGGTAAACTCGACGCGCTGCTCTATGAACAGGTTGCTTTCACCGTCAGTGCCGTGGATGTTGCGGACGTAGTCGACGTAGTCAGCGACGTGATCGGCCATGTCCTTGGTGATGACCCAGCCCTCAAGCTCGTCGCCCACCATCTCGGTCGGGTGGATTTCCTCACGCAGGCACCACTCGGCCAGGGCGTGAGCCGCCGTGCCTTCACGGCTGAACTCGGTCGACTGGTCGGGCATCCCTGCCTCAAGCTTCACGCTGCCGGCGCAGTACAGCCAGCGGTGCGCTGACGACGGCGAAAGCTTTGCGTGGGCCGGTTCGGCCTCTTCGAACATTTCAATCTGCATTTATTTACCTTTCAACCAAACACGAACGACAAGAACAGCACCAGCCAGAACACACCACACCACGACAGCGCGGTGACGCAGCCCCGTGCGGCGCGCAGATCGTCGTCTTCCTCGTCACGCATATTCTTTCTCCATCGCGCGCAGTGCCTGCTCCGCCGTCAGCTTCACTTGGTAGCCGTGGTCGGTACTCCAGATACGCAGGGCAGCAGACAGTTCGGCATCGATGCTCTGAAGCATTGCGCGGAGCTTGCTGCGCTCTACGACCAGTGCGCGTAGCTGTTGGTCACTCACTGCCCAGTTCCTTCTCGGCAGCAAGCAGCACGACTGCGTAGCTTGTGTGGGGGAGGTCAGAAAGCTTGGCGGCTTTGTGGTCGGCGAGTAGCGCCTTGACGTGCGTGGCGCCCTTAACAGAGGCCAGCTTGGTCAGCGCAGCGCGGACGTCTTCAAGCGTGACGACGGTGCCTGGGGCGATCTGGGGTGTGGCCGGTGCGGCCTTAGTGGGGGCAGACAGTTCTTCTATCTGCGTCGCGATCTGGCGTAGCGCCTTCGCGATGTCTTCCAATTGGCTCATTTCAATTTCTCCTGTTGACACTTTGTATCGGCGCTGTAAATGTGCGGCGACAACCCCCAGTTAGCAACTCAACAAAGTATGTCAAGGAGAAAAATGATGATTGAAAATGAAGAAAACAAAATCCGCAGT